CCTCCCGGGGGTCACTTCAGTGCTTTCGCACATCCTCACTAACGTGGGGTTAACCACTATAACTTAGCGAGGTTTACCTTGTCCGAACCATTTGTTAAGGAGGTCATCGGATCGTGTGATAGGGTCCATGGCAGTTTCTCTTACGAGACTCCTGCTACAGCCTACTATCACTCGTTCGCTCGATCTCCAAAACAAAAAGGAGACTTTCGTGCTGATTATCCTCACTTCAGAAAACCTACAGGTTACTCTGGAGTCGATGATATTAAAATCAGTCCGACCGGCTCTTTTAAGCAAGTTCGTAACTCGGATGGACTTACCACAACCCATTCTGGGGTTTTGTGTAAATTCACTTATCCTCCTACTGCTACGACGAATTACTCTTCCTATGCAAAATCTCAGGCGGTATTACGCGCTTATAAGAATTTGCAGAACAGAAAAGTTAATTTCGGTATAGCAGCTGCGCAAGCCCACAAAACCTTTCATTTAGTTGCTCATCGAACAACTCAATTTACTAAGTTTTGGAGGCAATTGCGTAGAGGGCAATTATCTGCTGCTGCACGTACTCTTGGTATTAATCCATCACGACTGGGTGCTATCTTGAATCTCAAGAAATACCCGACGTATGGTACAAGAGGATTTGCATCATTATTTCTCGAATATTCCTATGGATGGTTGCCTTTACTGGCTGACATCAAAGGATCTATCGATGAATATGATCGCTTGTATCAATCACCCTTACCTTTTGTAACTGGTAAAGGAGGTATGAAACAAGAAGAGCAATCGATTATTGCTGGGAATAGCTCGACTTCGGCTGCAACTTCTTCTCGATTTCCTCACTCTTATGAGTTTGAAATTGTCAAAAAGCAAGCTGCTAAAGTTAGGCTTGACTACGTAGTGGGTGACAAGTCTCTTGCTGACCTTTCTAGATTGGGTATTCTCAATCCTTTAGAGGTTGCATGGGATATTGTTCCTTACTCTTTTGTAATTGATTGGTTTTTACCTGTTTCCAGGTACATCCAAGCTTTTACAGCTGATGCCGGTCTTTCTTATTTAGGGGGGAGTTTAACTGAATCATGTGAAACTAATGTATTAGGATCATATGAACCTCAGCAACACCCATCCTATGAGAGAACAGGAGAAGGTTTTAGTTATTCCCGAAGGTTTTCGTTCGCAAGAACGATTTATAATACACCTCCTGGTTTACCAAACCCTCTTTATGCACTCAGCTATCCGGAGAGTATGACGCAAGCATTACAGTCCTTATCACTGTTACGTGTAAGGTTTCGTTAACTAACTAACCGAAAGGTGACCAAAATGCCAGCTATCGCTGCTATTACATTGACTGATAACTCTGCGAGTAATCATGTCTTCAACCCTCAAAAGATTGAAAAGAACGTTGCTTTTTATAAAGAAACGGCAGGTGGTGTACCTGCAGGCTTTTCAACCTTGTCAATTAGCCAAACTGAGCCCACTAATGGTGGTTCCGTCTATCGTGTTAAGTTACAGCTTGCTGTACCTAAGATCGATGACGTGACCGTCACTGGTGGATCTGTTAGTCAAGTTGACGTGATTCGTACCTCTCGCTGTAATGTAGAGTTCTTGCTGCCAATCCAGTCTGAATTGGCCGAGCGTGAAGATCTACTTGCGATGGTACGTGATCTCTTGAGTGAGTCTGTAATTGATTCGGTCGTTGAACAGCTTGAAAGTATTTATTAAGCTACCAATCGACCTAATCATCAGACTAATTGAAGTCATTATCAACTTCGTTAAGGACCGTAGAGGTCCTTGAAGAATAATGGCCCTTTAGTTCCTTATAAGGAGTAAAGTATGGTCCACTCTTCTAAGAGTCACCCCACCCGACTACGACTAAAAAATCATGGATTAGCAGAACTGCAAAGTTTTGTTAAGCTTCTTGCATCCCAAACGGGATTCAAGGGCCCTACTTCTCTTTCTTCCCTGAAGAATTTTGAAGTAGATCCTCATGATTATAATAGTCCTGATCTTTTTCGGATCGACTACCTCTTCATGAATATCGCGCGAAAATTCGCGCATCATAAAAGTAGTGTTGATCGTAAACAAGTTGCCTACGACTCATTTTATGAGGCTGAGGCGAAATGTAAACGTATCAACGAGCAAGGTTATACCCTTCGATCGAAGTCATTACTAACTTCTTTCGACTGCGAGACACTTATAAACAGTGCCCGTAGGAAAATAGAGTATATACTTGGCTCCTCTCCCGATCTAGATAGAATTATTCAGTTCTCTGAATATTCGTCAGGCGCTTCTGTTAAACATAAGCGTGTTGAAGGGGATCAGTATTACAAATTCTCGGCTAAGCCGAACGTAACACTGAATGCATCAATGCGTTTCCGTGAATGGTATAAAGAAACTCTATACGAGCGTCTTCATCCAGTCATCGAAATAGCACCATATGCAAAAAGTGCCTGTGTTCCAAAAAGCTGGAAAACTGATCGTTTGATATGCATAGAACCTCATGGTAATATGTATATGCAAAAAGGAATAGGTTCTTACATTCGTAAGATGCTCAAGAAAGTTAGTATTGATCTTAACGATCAAACTATCAATCAAGAATACGCTCGCTCAGGTTCAATAGATGGTGTTTTATCCACTATTGATCTTAAAGCGGCGTCCGATTCCATCAGTATAAAGCTTGTTAGAGATCTTGTTCCATGGGACTGGTTTGTCTTACTTATGGAGACTCGTTCAGAAGTTGTGAAACTTCCAAACGGCTTGCATGAGCTCGAAAAAATCAGTGCTATGGGGAACGGCTTCACCTTTGAGCTTGAAAGTTTAATCTTTTTTGCTCTGGTGGATGCCGCGAGAGAACTCTATGGAACTACATCTGACACCGTTTCAGTCTACGGTGATGACATCATATGTCACACTTCATATAGTACTGAGGTTATTGACCTTTTATACTATGTAGGTTTTGAAACGAATCTTGATAAAACTTTTGTTTCGTCAGATTTCCGTGAGTCATGCGGTAAGCATTACTTTTCGGGTGTTGATGTGACACCATTCTACATTAAGCAGTCATTGACTTACTCGCAAACACTAACCCTTGCAGCAAACTCATTAAGAATTTGGTGTCAAGGAGATAGTTCTGTGAAAGAGTCCTATGATTACCTTGTTTCGCTATTACCTAAGTGGCTTAGAAAACCTAAGTTACCAATGGGTTACGGCGACGAGGCGCTTATAGGGACTTTCGAGGAGGTTAGGCCGAAGTTTTGCAAAAAACTTTTTTCTTTCCGTACCTCTAGAGTTCCTGTCATCAGAAGCAAGTATAGACCTTATAAGAATCTAACTGGATTTCTTTTAAGTAATCTATACGATGACATAGATGGTGAGCCAATTTCGATCTCCGAATGTAGTAATTTTGGAGATGTGAAATTCGGTCAAAACGTTTCAAGCGTCGGAAGACGCTACGTTACGTTCTGGGCCGATCCACCTACGTGGGTC